ATGGGCCAATATTAAAAACTTTAAAACAATTAGCTTCACCACTTGGACTTGGACCTGTAATAGATACGTTGGAGGGTGAAATTAAAAAAGCAATAGAGCCTACTTTAGAAGGAGGTTCAGTTTTACCACCATTAGATATATCGAAAGATGATGGTGGGTTAGATTCCACAGGTTATGTGTTTATTGGAAATCCTCCAGATTCACAAGATGATTTTGACATTGAAGATGAAGATGGACAACGAGAGTTCACTACTGTAAAGTTATTTAGAGATGATATTGAGGATATATTATAATGGCTATAAAAGATACATCAAGAAAACCTTTTATTCAAGATAATGATACTAAAGTAAAAGTTGGTATTGATTTACCAATTCGTAGAGGTGATGATAAGGATGGTTTTTTTGCAACTACTTCAACAACCATTGAAGCTGTAAAAAATAACATAAGAAATCTATTACAAACTGAAGAGGGTGAAAGATTTTTTCAACCAAACTTAGGAATAGGTATGAGAAAACTTTTATTTGAACAAATCACAAATGAAAATTTATTAGCCATTCAAGATACTATATTGGATAAATTTGAGTTTTGGTTACCTTTTGTTGAAGTAAGAGATATAGAAGTTTTCAGTAGAGATAATACGACAGATGTCGGAACAAATGAAATTAGAGTAAAAATATTATTTAACATTAAACAAGACCCAAATACTTTGGATTCAGTAACATTAGATTTTTCAGGTGATGTATTGGAGCCAGAGTCATCAACGAGTAGTGGAGTAGGTGGTGGATATTAATTGGAGATAAAATATGCCAACATATGGTAAAGACAATTTTAAAGAATCAAACGTAAATTATTTAAATAAAGATTTTGGAGCATTAAAAGAATCATTGATGAATTATGCTAAATCTTATTTTCCAGATACCTATCGTGATTTCAACGAAACATCACCTGGTATGATGTTATTGGAAATGAATGCATATGTTGGTGATGTGTTATCATTTTATATTGATAAACAATATCAAGAAATGTTATTACCATTAGCTGAAGAAAGAAGAAACATAATCACAATGGCTAAAATGTTTGGTTATAAAGTAAAACCAATTGTTCCTTCATATGTTGATTTAACTTTTACTTCAAATGTAAATGCTTCAAGTGGTGATGTATCAAAAGTAGATTATTCAAATGCTGGTACGTTTGACGATGGTATTGAAATAGTATCATCTACTGATTCGGATATTACTTTTACAACATTAGAACCAATTGATTTTAGAATATCAGAATCAATTGATACTCAGACTATTGGAACAACGACTGATAGTGGTTTAGTGGAAACATATACATTAACAAGAACTGTTGGGGCTATAAGTGCAACTGAAAAAACAATTTCATTTACCATTGGTAATCCTGAAAAATTTAAAACACTCACTATACCAGATACAAATGTGATTGATATTATTTCTTGTGTGGATTCGAATAATAGTAATTGGTATGAGGTTGAATTTTTAGCACAAGACAAAGTTCCAATTGAAACACATTACACTAATGATGTGAATAGAGATTCAGCATACTCAAATGAAACTGGTGAAATAGGAGCTTCATCAGCAATTCCTTATTCATTAACTTACATCACAACAACAAAAAGATTTACTCGTGAAACAAATCAAGACAATACAACTTCACTTGTTTTTGGTAATGGAGTGTTGAAAGATGGACAACTTATAGACTCAGGATTTATTGATATGGAACAAGTTGGGATTGTAATACCTGGACAAACAAATGATTTAAATGATTCAATTGACCCATTGTTAGGTGATGAATATTCTACACTTGGTGAAACACCAAACCAAACAACTTTAACAATTACTTATCGTGTTGGTGGTGGAATTAATTCAAATGTTCCAAGTGGTGATATATCCACAACACCAACCACACCTGCACAAAATGGAAATACATCTGCTACATTAACAAGTGTAACGAATAATCAACCAGCTCGTGGTGGTAAAGATGAAGAAGACACAATTGAAATAAAAGAAAAAGCTAAAGCATTTTTCACAACACAAAATAGATGTGTTACAAAAGAAGATTATGAAGCTAGGGTATTAAACATACCGAGTAAGTTTGGTAACATAGCAAAAGCATATGTGACACGAGAAGCTCCTATAATTGAAGGTGATACTAATTTAACACAAGTTAGTAATTACATTCAGTCAGTTTCAGACTCGGTAACTGGTCCTAGTGGTATTATAGCTTATTTAAATAGTAATCTCAATGCATTTTCAAAAGAACAAGTTATTGCAGGTGCATTAAATATATTAAATAATGCACCAACAGAAACACCCGATGTAAGTAATTTAGCTAGAGAATTAGAATTAGGAACAATAAACATTTATTTATTAGGATATGATAATCAAAAACAATTAGTTGGTAATCCAAATACAAGAACAACTTTAACAAATGATAAATTACCAGACACTTTATTAGCAAACATAAAAAAATATTTAGAAAACTTTAAATTAATGACAGATGTTATAACATTAAATGATGGTTACATTGTAAACTTTGGTGTGATGTTTGATGTTATAGCTGAAAAATACTCAAACAAACAACAAGTTAAATTAAAATGTATACAGAAAATAAAAGATTATTTTAGAATAGAAAAAATGCAATTCAATCAACCAATTTACAAAAGTCAATTGGAATATGAATTAATGGGTGTCGAGGGCGTTCGCTCTATTGGTCATGTAACTATAACTCAAGATAAAGATTATTTTTATCAAGACGGTGAATCATTAACTTCACCCACTTATACTTATTCACATACTGAAGATAGTGGTGTTGATTTAAATGGTAATGGTATTAATGACCCTGGATACATTGTAGCTGATGGTGGTACAGGAGGTTATGGGTATAAATATAATTTTCAAATAGCATTATCGGATGATGGTACAATTATAGTTCCACCAAAAACAGATACACCAACGGTTTTTGAATTAAAGAATCCAAATCAAAACATACAAGGGAGAGTTAGATAATGCATCATTTTATTTTTCCATCACAAGACACTTGGGTTTCAAGTGGTTCATCAACTATAGATGGTGAGTCTTTTAAAGACCAAAACTTTGGAAGAGACCAAATACTTGAAGTCAAAAAAGAATTTTATAACAATTCATTTAATTATCCAACAAGAGCGTTAGTTAATTTTAATGGAACTGAATTTACTGAATTATCTAAGTCACTTGCTGATGGGACTATATCAGCACTCAGAGCTGCAGGGGGTACAAGTGGTACTAAGGTTTATTTAAGACTATATGAGGCTGAGGGTAATTCGGAAATGACTGAAGAATACACTTTAGCTATCCAACCAATATCACAATCTTGGACAGAGGGTACGGGCAAGTTTGGTGATAAACCAAAAAATACAAATGGGTGTAGTTGGGAAAATCGTAGTAATCCAATTGGTGGTACAGCTGTTACTTGGGCTAATGCTGGTGTTACAGTATTAAATGTTAGTCAATCAACACAAACTTTTTCAAATCAATCACCTGATGTTAATGTAGATGTAACAAATATGTTTCGTATGTGGTACAATGGTCAAGAAGAAAATTATGGAATGTTAATTAATTTTAGTGGAAGTCAAGAAACAGATTCTTCAACATTTGGCCATTTAAAATTTTTCTCAAGAAACACACATACGATTTACTCACCTAAATTAGAAGTGAGATGGGATGACTCGTCATTCTCTACTGGTTCATTAAATGAATTAACAATGAGTGGATTAGCTGATAACTTTTTATATATGAAAGGTTTGAGAGAAGAATATAAAGTAGGTGAAAGAGTTAAGTTTAGAGTTGGTGCAAGAAAAAGATATATTCAAAAATCCTTTTCTACATCAGTTCAAACTACAACTAATTCTTTTATAACAAATACAAGTGGTTCATATGCAATTAAAGATGTTGCTACTGATGAGTTTATTGTTCCATTTGAAGATAATCAAGATACAAGTTATACAAAGTTAAGTTGTGATGAAAACTCAAATTATTTTATTCAATACTTAGATGGGTTTTATCCTGATAGGGTTTATAAAATTTTATTAAAATTAAAATATGATGATGGTCAAGAACAAGTGTTTGATAATGATTTTGAATTTGTAGTGAAAAGGAAATAAGTTATGGGTAATGAAAATTTAGAAAAATTATTAGATTTAATCGCTGATGCTCTAATACTTAGTGATTATGTTGATACAACTAAAGTTAATAATTCACAAAAATTTATTCGTGATGGATTAATAAAATCAGGACAAGGTGATGGAACTTTAGCATTATTTCAACGAGATGTAAAAGCTAATGAAGAGGATGTAATTAATTCAACTACGGTTAGTGATGGTGAAACATCCACTCAAGAG